CGGTATTCCATCGTGATTTCGGTTTTCTGAATTTTACTGTTGACATTTCTGTAATATTGCGTTATGATAGCCACAAGGTCCAGAATTTTACAGAATACTGGAATGATAGGTTTTTCGCTATTTTTGACTTTTCAGATACACCCTAGGATTCCGGTATTTCCGCTGTAAGTTTTGTTTGGCGTTCCCTTGGCAGAGGGTACACCAAAATTCTCTTGTTCACCTTTTTTCTTCGTGAAGTGTGCAGCAGCGCTTCACCATTTTTTAGCTATCGTGATTACAGATTTCTGTTACATTAAAGGAGGCTTTATGGAACAACTTACGATTGATACCGGCCTGCGCGAATACGCGGTCAATGGCGGGCCGGAGCACGGCGGCGGAGTGCTGCGCTTTAACCCCAGCGACCCCAATGTTTACAGCCGTTTTTGCACCCTGCAAAATCAGCTGCAAGAGCTGGAACAGCAGGTGCAGGCGCAAAGCCCCACTGGGACCGATGCCATACAGCTGCTGGCCCAGGCGGATCAGCGCGCCAAGGGGCTGCTAACGGAAGTATTTGGCCCCGGCAATGATTTTGACGCCATGCTGGGCGGCACCAATCTGCTGGCGGTTGCCGGCAACGGCGAGCGGGTCATCACCAATCTGTTTGCGGCATTGCAGCCCATTCTGGAAGCCGGTGCCCGCCAGTGCGCGGATGCCAAAGCCACGCTGGCCGTGCAGCAGGCCCAGGCAGCGCGCGCCGCGCGCGGGGTGCAGGTATGAGCAGCTGGCGGCTGCCCACCCGGCTGGAGGTTGGCGGAAAAGCATATCCGATTCATTCGGATTACCGCGATATTCTGGATATTCTGCATCGGTTGAACGATGCCAGCGAGCCGGAATTCATCCGCTGGCGGGTGGCCCTGGCCCTATTTTATGAGGGCGATCTGCCACGCAGCGACTATCCGGAGGCCATGCAGAAGCTGGCAGATTTTTTGAACTGCGGGCAAACGCTGCCCCGCTCCCCTGCCCCGCCGCTGTTGGACTGGGAACAGGACGCCCCGCTGATTGCCGCCGACATCAACAAAGCCGCCGGGTGCGAAGTGCGCGCCCTGCCTTATCTGCACTGGTGGACCTTTATGGCCTGGTTCAACAGCATTGGGGACGGCCAGCTGGCTACCCTGCTGCGGGTGCGCAGCAAGCTGCACCACGGCCAAAAATTGCAGCCGTGGGAACAGGACTACTACCGCAAAAACAAAGCCATGGTTGACCTGCGCCCCCGCCTGAATCCGGCAGAGATAGCGGAACGCCAGCGGCTGCAGCGCCTGTTGGCCAATTAAGTCCCCATAAGGAGGTAGATGCTTTTGCCAAAATCCTATGCAGGCAGCCTTCAGGTTGCCCTGTCTACACAAACAACTACCCACACCGCGCAGCAGCCGCTGAACGGCCTGCGCACTGCCCTGAAAAAAATAAGCCGCAGTGTAAACGCTGCGTTCTCCGCCGTGCCGGTGGCAAAGTTTGAACAGCAGACCGCCGCAGCAGCAGTCAGCGCCAACAAAGCCGCCAAAGCCCAGGCCAAACTTGCCAGTGGCACCACCAAAGCAGCCAAGGCCGCCAAACGCAGCGTTGCGGAATTTGATGAGCTGGACCGGTTGCAGGCTTCTCTTGCCGAAAGTGCCGGAGCTGCGGCGGCTTCCACCACCCGCAAAAGCAGCAGCGCTGCAACAATCAAAGCCGCAGATGCCGAACCGCCACAGTTAAGTCCGCCGGCTCTATTAAACCAGCAGCTGCAAAATTTCTGGTCTACATTACAGGCTGTGCTTGCCCCCGCCGCCGCGCTGTGGGATGCAGCCTGGCAGCAGATGAAAACCGCTGCCCTGACCGTTTGGCAGGATCTTTTGGGCGGCGTTCAGCTGACCTGGGCCGAGTACGGCCAGCCCATTGCCCAGAGTGCCGCCCTGGCGCTGGAAAACCTGCAAGGCATTTTTACCACCCTGTGGCAGAACGTTTTGCAGCCGATCCTTACTAACCTGATGCAGATTTTATCTACCCTCTGGTCCTCTCATCTCAAGCCCCTGTGGGACGACATTCTTTTGCTGGTGGCAAGCGTTGCCAACTGCCTGCTGGACCTGTGGAACAACCTGCTGGCCCCGGTGGCCAAGTGGATTATCGCCACATTCGGCCCCGCGTTTGCTGAGGTATTCAACGCCATTGCGGACGTTGTTGGCGTGGCCGTTGGGGCTATTGCGGATGCCATCGATCTGGCCGTTGTTGTGCTGCGCGGGCTGGCGGACTTTTTAAGCGCCGTGTTCCGCGGCAACTGGGATGCTGCCTGGCAGGCCATCGGCAACACGGTCAACACCGTCTGGGATAAGATGACGAACGCCATCAAAACCGCCGTCAATGGCATCATCGGCTTCATCAACCGGATGATTTCCGCCGTTGTCACCGGTATCAATGCGGTCATCAACTCGCTGAATGGCCTTTCGTTCGACCTGCCGGACATATTCGGCGGCGGGCATGTCGGGTTTCATATCAGCACCCTGACCGCCCCGCAAATTCCCTACCTGGCGCAGGGCGCGGTCATCCCGGCTAACCGGGAGTTTCTGGCCGTGCTGGGCGACCAGAACCACGGCACCAACGTGGAAGCCCCGCTGGATACCATCAAGCAGGCTGTGGCCGAAGTCATGGAAGATTTGCAGGCAGGCCAGATGGCGGGCTTTGAAGCCGTGGTTTCCGTGCTGCGGGAGATCCTCTCCGCCGTGTACGGCATTGAGCTGACCGACGAGGACGTAGGCCGCGCCGTACAGCGCTGGCAGCGCAAACAGCTGACTGCCACAGGAGGTGTGTAACGTGACCCTGACCAATCTGTTCCAGATCGATGGCAAATCCCTGTACGCACCGGACTGCGACATTGAACCGAGCTATTCCGACCTGGATTCCAGCGATTCCGGGCGCGATGAGGCCGGGTACATGCACCGCGAAGTGGTGCGGGAAAAAGTTGCCACCTGGCCCATCGCCTACAGCTGCCTGACTGACGACGAATACAAGTACACCATCGGGCTGTTTGCAGGCAAGGCAACGTTTCAGTTCACCCATCCCAAAGCCGGCTCTTCCACCGAGACCGAAACCACCACCTGCTACTGCAGCAAATACGGCATCGCCTGGCACAATGCCAAGACGAAACAGTGGAAGAACCTTAAGTTTAACATTATTGAATGCTGATTGAGAGTTAGAAGGTAGGAAGTAGGAGTTAGGAGTTAAAACGGGCCTAAGGTCCGGCTCTGTAGGGAACGGTCTTGA